TTTATTTTTCTCCTTCTGTTGTTTCTTCTCATCCTTCATTTTATCTCTCGCATCTCTCATTCTAAGACGGCTCAACTGCATCATTTTCCGTTGAATTTTCATTTCATTATTCTCTTCTACCTTACCAGGCTTTCTACCTTCTTTCTCATCTTTCTTATTCTGTAACTCTTCCATCTCTTCCTTGGAGAGTTTTTCTTCAATAGAAATGATAGTACCACCAAGCTCCTCAAATGCTTCCGACATTGTAGGATTGATGACAACTTTATTATTTACTTTTTTCTCGTCTACCTTTTTATCAGCTCTATCAGAAGTTTTAGCTTTCTTTGGAGTTACGTTGTTGATATTTACGTACTCACTAAGTTCGTCTCTCCAATTGGATGACACTACTTGTCTTTTCATTTTACTGTTAGACGCTTTTTCTCTTGTACCTATTTATGAATTCCCTTATATTTGACTTAGGACCCTTATATGCTTTACCACCATCCTGTAGATTTGTTTTCTGACCTTTATCAAACCCAGGTGTCATGTCAGCAGCATACTTAAAATATCCTGTAGTTCCTTCTAGAGTATTTGGTTTTCCCTTTACTCTTTCTTTACGATCCATCTTGACCTCAGAATACTCACGGAGATCACGAATCCAGGACTTAAACATCACATCGTTTTCTGTAACACAGATCAGATAGTTGGTTCCTCTACGAACAATCTTACCAATCAATCCTGTATTCAGATTCTCTACCAACTCATTGATCTTAAAGATTTTACCAGTCACATAGTTCTCTCTAAGATTCTTCCAGTCAAACTTGGGTGCAATCTCCCAGAGTGACCAACCCTCTTCAACCTTCATTGCCTTACGAACAGTATTCATAATCTGTTTCGCAGTCTTATCGTCCAGATTATCAGGGATACCAGTTCTAAATGTTGCAAAATCTTCTTCGGCTGCAGCCTTTCTCATCTTAGATGCAGACATTCCACTGACATCATCAGAGTCTTCATCTCTTTCACCAGCTGAGATGGTCTCAATCTCCTCAAAGTCGTAGAGTTCTCCGTTATATTTCTGTGCCAGATTGTCGAACTCTGATACACGGTCAGAACCTACAACAATCTTGACATTAGAATAACCATCGTTGTTTGCAAGTTCCAATGCATCAAAGATAGTCTTGACACTCTCATCATTCACAATATTTTCAGAGTGAGATGGGAACATCTTTTTCATCAGTTCCGTTTTCTGACCCGGTTCTAATGGATTTTTCTTAGGATCATTAGATCTTGAGGGATAGATTCTAATATCACCATCTCCCGCAACACTCTTTGCACCATCTAGAAGTTTCTTATGTCCTACAGTTGGTGGATTAAATCTACCAAACACCAGGGTTAGTGTCTGTCCATTCTTATCATCAGTCTCTGATTCTTCTTCAGGTTTAGTTCTTTCTCTAGGCTCTTCATCTCCAGCCTTCGCCTTTTGTCCTACCTGTTGTTCTGGTCCTTTGTATTGTGGGGTCTGGGTATCTTCTCTATCCTTAGCACCATCTTTCTTATCAATAAATACGAGCTGACCACCTTCAGTTCTAGCTACAATATTACCAGCTTTATCTACCCAGTTTCCCTGTCCATCGCCAGTCAGACCAAGTTGCTTCGCTCTCGCAGAAGCCTTAGTCGTTCTTGCCTCACTAAAAAAGTTAAAGAAACTCTTCATTTATCTCGATATCCTATATTATATTTATGAGAGAGGATCATGAAGTGAGCGTCTGAGTCTTTCAAATACCATTCTACCAGGCTTTTGAAGCTCATACCAGTGGTCGTATGCCTCTTCCATTTTTGTCTTTGCGGCTTTCTTCCGACCCCTCTTGGTGAAGGGTTCCATTTCTTTATTCTTCTCCTCAATAAAATCACGAATTTCATTCAAGGATTCATCGAACTCATCCATCTCTTCACGAGTGGCAGGATTGAGTTTTTCAATCAATGCTTGTTTCAGATTGGGATATCCAATAAATCTACCTCTCGCTCTGGTTCTATCCTCACTACCTTTGTAAGTATTGACACCTGCAGCACCAGCAAGAGCCTTCAGCATTTGTTCTCCACCGATACCAGATGCATCCTCAATATCCTCTAGTGATACTCCGGCAGTTCCATTTTGTCTAAAGTATGTCCCATATCTATTTCTCACTTCATTGGTAAGTTCACCCTTTAGTTCCTTAAGTCTTTCATCGTCAGGATTAGCATTGAGAAGTTTTTCAATCTTTTTCAACACACCCTCATCATCAAGAGCGCTCATGAATTGATTGTATCTCTTATCAACCCATGCCCAGTTTTCAAAACCATCCACACCACCATTTCCAAGTGAGGTGATATGGTCAAGTTCCGATGCAAAGTATGAGAGTGGCTTACCGGTGACAGCAGAGAGACCCCTATTTGCAAGATAACTTCTTAAGACTGCATCACCTCTACCATCATATCTTTCCTTAGGAGCACCTTTGGTTCCCAATGCAAGTTTAGTAAATGCACCCTTATGATTTTTCTTGAGGTAATCCTTCGCAAATGCCATGTCCTCATCATTTATTTCCATTCTTTCTATCTTTGGACCATTACCTTCGATATAAGTTTTAAGTAATTCAGCATCCTCTCTTGAAAGTTTATTGGCACCTGCACCCTTCTTCTTCTCTGGTTGTGTCATCATCATTTCCAGAGAGTCGATGATAGCCTGTCTTCTTTCATCCTCATTTTGCATCTGAACTTCAGTGAGTTCAGGTTGTTCCTGTTGTGAAAGATACTCAATTCTTTCTGGTGTGTCCTCGCCTAGTCCTACACTATCTAAGAGAGAATCAATCTCTTCTTGATTTTGATCCTCTGTATCCTGATCTTCTGCATTAGATTGTGCTTCGATCTCACCCTCTACTTCTGCTGCAACCTGAGCATCTACTTCAGCTTGTCTCTCTGCCTTTAGTTGAGCAATAATATCTTTAGCTTGTTGTTTTACATCTGCCTTTCTATTACTGGACATGGCATCATATCTACCACGTGCCATTTGAGTCACAACTGCATCAACATTACCAGATGCAATAGAATTAATAGTTGGACCACCAGGAATCACTCTACCCATCTGATCACCTACAGATGATGCGGCTTGTTGTTCTGGTTTAGGTGCATCCTTCCTAAAATCAGATAGAGTTTTTGGATCTTGTTGTTGAGATTGTTGATCTTGTGGTTGTTCAGGAGCATCAAGCTGTTGGAGTTGTGTTTGACCACCACTTTTTACACTCTTATGAGTTACTTGTCCGGTCTTTGGATCTTTCCATTTTCCGTAACCAGCATACTCCAGACCCATCTCTCGAGCATCATCAGCAGCAGCCTCCCTAAGGAGACTGTCTGCTTTTTTCAGATATTTAAATACATCCATCAGACCACTATATCAGTCTTCCCAGCTATTTACAATGGCTTCAAATGCTTTAAGTTCTGCTTCTGAGAATTCTACACCTTCGTTCTTGGGGAACCTTCTCTTGACATCCATCTCCGATCTTTTAGCAGCAGCGTCAGCACCCATTCTAGTATTCATTCTATCAACACTCTTCTGAGCACTCTTCATATCTTTATCCATCTCATGATCATCACCATGAGTTCCCTTTCTCTGATGATCTACAGCCTTTTTAGCTCTGTCTGCAATACCCTCATCAACCTGTTCGACTTCCTCTTTCTTCATCTCTTTAGATGCCTTTTTCATGGGCTCTTTCTTGTCTCCATCTTTGTCGAGATCAAGGAAGTCAGGCTTCCCACCACCCTTGGAGGACTTACCTTCATCACCACCTTCACCCTTCTTGGCTTTTTGTTTCTCAAGATAGGCTTTAAATCCAGGATTCATTCCTTTCTCTGAGATGGTTTCTTTATCAGCATAGATGGATCTGTATGCGTCACCCCAACTCTTACGGATTTGTGATACTTCCTCTTTTTTCATCATCTTCTGAGCGGTCTTCTCTTTGACACGATCAGCAGCAGCCTTCTGTTCTTTCTCGGGAATCTCAAATCCCTTGATTTTCATGGTGCCCATGGTGCCTTCTACCAACTTGAGAAGTTGAGTCTTTACATTCAAGGACTCAGCAGCAACCAGACGATCATGTGCTCTCTGGATTCTCCTCTCCTGATTGAATCTTGCAGACCAGGACTCTTGGAGTTTCTTGTTATTTCTATACTTAGCAAACTCTTCCAGAGCAACAGTCGATGCCTTGGAATCAATCACACCAAATGTTCTATTCAGAGCTTCACATAGCCTATCAATCTTCTTCTGTCTTCCGGTAATACTTGATTCTTCAAAAGCTTCACTGAATACCTCATGTGCAGAGTCAACGGTGTGACCCTGAGAGAACATTACTTCCAGAACCTGTTCGACAATCTCATCAAGATCTGTGTCAGTCAGATCAGAAAGATTCATTTCAGAGATACAATCTCTAGAAGAAGTCAATTCTTCCTTTGCTTCGTTGTTATGGACAGCAGCATAAGCTTCCACAAAGTTACGCATTGATGAAGACATCTTTTTACAATTTACTTTTTCTTATCTTTATTTATATTGTCCAGGTAGTCCCTCTCACTCTGATATATTGTAGATGGGTTCAATAATATCTCAACACCCTCTCTAATACCAGGGACTAACCATTCATTTAAATCCTTACAATTATTCCAATTTACAGGTTGAATACAATTCATCACAACCACAGACCAAAAAGCTGTGACATAATTAACAAAAGTGATCACTCAAATAATCCTTCCTTCTTCAGATGATTCAAGGTATCCTTAATACCACCAATGTGTTTGTAGTCTAATGCACACTGTGGATATTCAGCATTCTTACCGAACTCAGATTCAAATGCTTTCTGAGAGAAGTGATTGTTTAATCGATACTCAAGGATGTCAATCTCCAATCTCTTGAGAAGAGAACTTAATCTCTCACTCTCTTGATTTCCGTTGGTGTAGACTACTGCCTGCATTACTTTTCCTCGTATTCGTATTCGATAACGACCTTTTTAGTGGTCTTACCCATACTATTTTTAGTAGTTATAAGTTTAAGATCTCCTTTGAGTTCTCTTGAGATGTCTTGTAGTCTTTCCCAGACTCCCAAAATACTCATGGTCTTCCTCCGATGGCATCCCACATATCCTGAACCATATCTGTGGGCTTCACAGTTCTTTCAAGTTGATCTGGAACTATCCAGTTCTTCCACTTTTCAATTTCTTCCTGTGTAGGGACTTTGATTCTTACCATAGTTCCTTCTTCGACAAACTCTTCGTTCATCTTCTCATAGGTTTCAGGTGTAATCTTATCGATCTCAGTCACTTTCTTATCATTGTGCATTTTTTGATACTGTTCAGCACCAAGGTTGTCTAAAAAATCGTTAGTCACGTTGTCTCCAGTCATCAGGTTTGTCTCGTTGAAACCATTCAACCATTTCATCTGTGTCACTAAATCCCGTTTTATGATTGGATGGGTCGGGATCTCCTAGTCCCATCCTATTCATAAAATCATCTAATGAACCTTCCTCAATATCTTGAGTTGCTTGACGACGTGCCTTCCGTAACATCTCGTTTGCGGTGGTATTGGCCTTGGCTAATTTCTGGGCCCATACCATATCGTCTAGCTTAACTTCTTCCCCGTTTGCAATACATTTACAGATAAACTCTAATCGAAGTCTGTATTGGGTAGAAAGCATATGTATTTTTCTTCTACCAATATTTATTTTAGTAATCGGCAGTTGACTTTAGTTTGTTAAATCCAAATGGTGAATTGTCATCATCTTCTTCACGAAGTTTCAAAGCAATATTTCCGAGTGCTTCCATAACTTTCAGGATATCCTCAGTCTTAGAACCCTCACCAAGTTCTTTGGACACATACCAGTATTTTTCCCAGAAGGTATCACCGGCCTTTTTGTAATCTTCAAGTGTCAATAGTTTCATTAGAATCCTCCTCCTTTTGTTTTCTTTTTGGGACTGTATTGTTTCAGTATTTGTTTCAGTTTATCATCATCATAATGTTCCATAAGATGTAGTTGTCTATCTACAGCAAACTGAAATACACTACCCGGTGACATGTTTTTCAACATTGCCACAGCAACATCATACATCAGTTCTTCTCTCTCATTCTTTTTCATAGTTGTGATAGAACCTCTTTGTAAATGTTCTCTGCAATTGCCTTCATCATCAAGGGTGGGACCATTCTACCAACTCGTTCAGTTTGTTGTGAGTGTGATCCTGTAAGAACAAAGTCATCAGGAAGAGACTGAATCCTTTTGAGTTCAGGGACCGACAGAACCCTGTCCTCATTCCAGTGGATCAGACCACCACTGGCTGTCAATGTAGGAGATGGTTTGTAAAATGATGCTCTTTTGGTATTGAAACAGTGTCCTTTCTCATGATAATCCATACCAGATAAGATCTTCTTAGGATCTTTTGGCATCTTACTAACAACCTTACGATAGATACCACTCTTGACCATGTGATCTGTAAGGGCTTGAATGTTCTCGGGATCATTATCAACACCATCGATAACATCACCGATGGTTGTATCCTTAGATGATGTGGGAGGGAACAGTGATGATACAGTCAATACATTGAGACCGATCTTGTCAGCAATGTCCTGACGGACAGCAATAAAGATCAGTCGTTCTCTGGCTTGACCCACACCATAGTGAGATGACTTCATCACTTTAGATGTGACGAGGTAACCAATCTCCTCAAAGGCATTGGTAATCTTAGCATAATAAGTCTTTGCTTCACCGATTGTCAACCCTTTGACATTCTCAGCCACGATGACTTTGGGTTGGATGTCTTTGGCAACACGAATATACTCAAAGAATAGATCTTCGATGTTCTCTACCTTCTTACCGTCTGAATATGATTTTGTCTTACCCCACCCATCAGAGTGTTTAGAACCCTCACCACGACACATTGACCCAGCAACAGAGAATGCGGAACAGGGTGGTGACCCGTCAAGGATATCCAACTCACCAACCTTGAGACCGGTCAGTTCTAGGAAATCTTTACCCTCCAGTTGTTTGATATCATCAGGAACAATAGGTGTAGAGGGGTAGTTTGTAGAGTATGTGTTCCTGGCTTCTTCTACAAACTCATTGATACACAAGATTTTACCACCAGCAAGACGATATCCAGTGGAAGATCCACCACCACCAGCGAAAGTAGAAATGACAGT